CCGTCGAAGGTGAAGTGTTGCCACATGAACTCGGTGATCCACTCGCTCCAGCTGCGGTCGCCGTGAACGTATGGGTTCTCCCAGAACTTGAGAAGCATGTCGATGTCTTCGCCGTACATCTCGCGAGCGATCTTGTTTGCCTTCGCGTGACCGACGTTCTGCTCGTCCATGATCTTCGTGATGGCTTGATCAGAGACGGTGTAGGACAGTTCCTTGCCTGAGATCTCGGCGGCGCGAACCTCGATGCAACGGTGGACCACGTCGCACTGCTCGCTCAAGGCTTTGAGGGTTGACCAAGGCGTCGTCCGGAAGTCGAGGTTGAGGTTCCAAGCGACCTCGTACTGGTACTTGCGAGGAAGCGAGCGGCCTGAGTCGTCGAAGACGGGATCGAGCGGCGCAGGCAGGTAAGGCATCGCCGGACCGAGCTGTGAGCCGAAGGCGTCCGATGGTCGAGGCAGTGGCATCGCCGGCGTGCCAGGGGTCTGGAGCAGGTTCTGACCTCCCGAGCCTGCGTAGCCTGAAGGCGAGCCGGGTAGTGAGTTGACGATGCCGCCGCCAGCAGAAGCGAGGCTGAGGAAGTTCTTGTTGATCTCCTCGGTGATGGCCTTGACTAGTTCAGCCTTATCGACGGCCTTGCGCTTGCGGTTCCAGATTGCCACTTATAGCCCTACTTGCTAGTGGTAGCGACTGCCTTGGCGGTCTGCGCTTGGCGTCGAGTTGCGAAGTGAACGATCTGCGTCAGCACTGCGCCGACAGTTCCGACCGACGAGAGCGCGGTCTGGACGGCCACTGGCTCCTTGAAGCCGGGGTGGAACAGGGCGATGATTGCCACGACCGCAGCTGCAACGGTGGTGATGTTGGCGACCCATGTGTTCGGGTGTTGGATAGTTGCCTTAGCAGCGGCCACGACCTTCTCGGCCTGTGGGATTGCCGCCTCAACGGTTGCAACGGGGTCAGTCATCTAAGTTCCTTTCGGCGCTCCGCAAGATGGACAGTGAGTCTGATCGTAGGCGATCGGGAAGTTACAGCGGACACACGGCGGCGCGATGCTGTTGAACCACGCGCTCGCAGATGATCCCTTTGCCAAGTTCAACTCGGTCAGACCATGCACCAAGGCGTCGAGTCGGTCAGGTGAGTAGCCACTATCAGGAAGCCAGGAAGTCATCTGCTCCTCGAGTTGTGGGAAGACGCCGACGTGGTGAACGCGGCCTTGCTCATAGAGGGCTGAGATCGGCTCGGCTCGTAGGCGCTTGCCTTGCTTGGCGTGAACCTTCTTGAACGGGATGTGGTGCTCGATGGAGCGAAGGGTGTGCTCGACCATGTCGCCACCTTGATTCGTCTCGGCCACGATGGTCCCGATGTCTCCGTAGTCATGCAGGGCTTGGATGGCTTTGCGCGCCCATTCCGCCGGCGTGCCTTTGAGGGTTCGATCGCTGAGGACGTAGCCGTCGCCATCGTCTCCCTTGCCCACGACCACGATTCCGGTCAGGTCGGAGTCTTCACCAGTTGAGACGGCCGGGTCGATCGCGACCACGATCCTGACCATCTCGACTTGCCTAGATGGACTGACCTCTGGCTCTGTGAGCTCTGGCTGATCGGATGACCTTGCGCTTGGCGGCGTGCTGTTTGGCAACGTGAGGCCGGTGACTTTTGTGAACGGATCGTCGGACGTGATGGATCTTCCGCCGTTCATGGCGACTGTGTCGATGCCGACTCGATATGCGTCGATGTCTGCGCCGCGCCATAATGCTCCTTCGACCTCGTCGATGATCTCGCCAAGTAGTTCCTGACGACCGAGACGTGTGCCTTCGTATCTGCCGAGAATAGCGGTGGCGACGGTAGGCGCGAGGTTAGAGAGGTTGTCGTAGGTTGTTCCTCGGCTGATGACGGTGTGCTCGTCAGCCATAATCGTCTTGAGGATCTTGGTCGGTCGAGGTGTTGTGGCGATGACTACCTGAGGGTGCTGACCGAGTCTGAGACCGAACTGGGCTTGATCCCATGCGTCGGAATATTGCCACGCGGCTAACTCGTCCGCCCAGATATATTCGTGCTGAGGGCCTCTGAGCCGGTCAGGCTCCTCGGCGCTAAAGAGTTTGATCCGGCTGGTGTTGTTCAGGATGATCTCGCCGAGACTTCGGTTCCACGTCTTGAGTTGTCCGTACTGACGCAGAATCGAGATGATGCCTGACTCACCCTCGGCGCAGGTGTCTCGAGCGTCACCGAAGGTTCGAGCGATGATGCCGCATCGAGTGTTCGGGGTTTCGATGGCCTTCCAAGCCAGCCACTCCGCGCAGCTGCGAGTCTTGCCGGCGCCTCGGCCGGCGAGATATAGCCAAGTCGTCCAGTTGTCGTCAGTCGGTGGCTTCTGTTCCGGTCTCGCCTTGTCCTGCCAGAGGAAGTGCCGACCGATCACTCGCTCCGCCGTTGTCAATTTGCCACTGTCGCCAAGCAAGCGCTCGTTCGTAGAGTTCACGTTCCACCTCCCCGGTTCCATCGTAGACCGTGATCTCAGTCTCCACCTTTGTCGGTGCGTCTAGGCCTAACAGTTTGGCACGCTTGTCGATAACCTTCAGGGCCGCTCCGATGGCTTGGATCTGCGGCGTGGTGTCGAGGACAGGCTTGCCTTCGTACTCTATGACACGACCGGAGGCGCTGGTCTTGTAGGACTGCTGGTTGATGATGTAGATCAGCCGGCGCTCGAGGTTCTCCAGCTTCTCCAGTTCGAGGGTTCGCAACTCTTCGGTTGCCATGCGCGGTATGTCGGCAAGAGCGCGCTGGACGGCCACATGAGCGGCTTGTCGAGTGATGCCAAGGCGGTCGCCAATCTGCTGATAGGTCAGGCCTTGGCTCTTCCATTGGGCGGCCTGATGATCTGATTCGATCTGAGCAGGCGTCCGGCTGGCTCGGCCTCGATGGTCTCTTGTCATATCGGTCATGATGTCAAACGTCAACGAACGATACTTCTTCGCCAGTGGCTTCGAGGATTGGGGTGATCTCGGTCATGCCTTGGAAGCGGTTACAGATGACATCGCAGTAGGCCGGGTCGAGCTCGATCAGATAGGCGGTGCGATTCGTCTGCTCGCAAGCGATCAACGTGGAGCCTGAGCCACTAAATGGATCCAACACTGCATCTGATTCACGACTGCTATTTGTGATCGCACGTTTGCAGAGTTCAATGGGTTTCATCGTTGGATGACCTTCTGCTCTGCTTGGTCGAGGGTACTCCCAGATGGTTGTCTGAGTTCTGTCTTCCACTCTCACTCGATTGGTGCCGGGTTTCCAACCGTATAAACACGGCTCGCTTTTTGAGTGATAATCGCCTTGGGACAGAACTAATGAATCTTTAACCCACTGAATAGTTGGAGGCTTTGCCTGAGTGAACCCTGAGTCCCTAAAGGCACCGATGGTTTCGTAAGCATGAATGTCGGCGTGCCACACATAACAGTTGGCTCCGGGCCGTAGGTTCTCAAACGCAAGAGTTAAGGCAGTAGTCAGAAACTGTCGGAACTTTTCACCTTTCAAGTGATCGTTGCTAATGCCTTTGTAATCAACTCCATAAGGCGGATCAGTGAATAACAAGTCAGCAAGTTTGCCTTGCAAGAGGCAAGAAGTTGTTGATGAAGTTGTCGAGTCGCCGCAGACGAGGCGATGCCTGCCCAGAATCCAAACGTCGCCCACCTTGGTCACTGGGTTCTCTGGCAGCGCGACTGGCTCTGGATCTTCCTTCACCTCGACTATTGATTCGAGATCGAAGTCGGCGATGAGTTGATCGAGGTCGTCGCCGGTGAAACCGGTTCCCTCTAGGCCGAAGTCTGAATGGATCAGGCCTTCGAGCAGGTCGGCGAGGATGCTTGGATCGTTCGTGGCTTGGTCGCCGGTCTGGTTGTCAGCCAGCAGAATGCGAAGGGCTTGATCGTCGTCCACGTCGAGCAAGACAGCCGAGATGGTCTTCATGCCGCTGAGCTGTGCCGCTTGGGTCGTGTGGTTGCCGGCGATTACCCTCATGCGTGACTTCTGGACCACGATTGGCCTGAACTGCCCATGAGCCTCGAGGGACTGCATAATGGCTCCGACATCGCCTTGGCGAGCGTTGTGGGGGTGAAGTTCTAAGTCGGCGATAGGAACGTCAACCGCTTCGAGCTTCTGGATCTTCTTCATATTGTCTCCTCATTCTGGTTTGGTCGGGATCCGCGACAGTTGTCGATGAGCGAAGCCTAGGTATCGGATGGCCTGAGCGCACATATCCGAGGCCGAGTAAGCAGCGTCGGTGTCGGTGATCTGATATATCGCCATCGCCGAGTTCATAGCGGCCTGTGAGCACAACATGGCGTCCTCAACGATCTGGCGTGCTGCTTCTCTGGTCTCGGCGTCGAGGCTCATTGGTTCTTCCTGTCCATGTGATCGGTGGTACAGGTGTGATCTTTACAGACGCCTCGGACACTTGAAGCCCTGACCACGTCGATGTCATGCGCCCACGATTGAAGACTCAGTCCATGCTTGCGCGCCCATAACGGATGCGTCGTGGCGTAACTGTGGCAGTGGCGACACAATGAGACGAACAGATCCGGCTCCAGCCACGAGGTCGAGCGTTGTGATCGGTTGATGATCTCATGAACGTCGGTGGCGCGACCCTGACAGAGTTCGTGGATCTTGGCTTCGCATAGAGGTCGAACGCTCAACTGATGCTCTCTGAGTTTCTTGCGCTCAGTCATCTGGCTCTGGCGCTTGTTGCTAATTGGTTTCATGATTCTTTGACCGTGTAACCGCCGCAGGTGCGACAGGTCTCACCATCGTGAGGTGTCCACATGTCGCAGTGAGAGCAGTAGGCGCTGTTCATGACGTTTAGTCTAGGTCTACCGACAGATCTTGGTGATTGAATCCCAGTCTCGAGGTCGCCAGATGTAGGCCTCGGCTCCAGCTGCGTCGAGGTCGGCCAGCCACGCTGACTGTTCGGCGCTGATGCGACCTTTGTCGGTCTTGAGTTCGGCGAAGATGATGCGCTTCGGTCGCTTGCCTTCAGGTCGAACGGCTACCAGATCCGGGAAGCCTTTGCCGTCTGCTGATACTGGAGTGCGCCATTGACCTTTTGCGTTCATGGCCGGCATGAAGTGAGCGACTCGGTATCCGAAGAGGTGGAGCAGGTCGATGACTTGGCGCTGGAAGATCTTTTCGTTGACTGGTTCAGTCGTCATCTTCTTCGTCTTCGAGTTCGTCGAGGAACTCAAGAGCGATCGACTCTTCCTCCATCGCCTCTTCCCACATGATGAGACCGATGAGAGCCTGACTCGCGAGATCGAGGAACGAATCGCGCACGTTCTCCTCGGCCTGATCGTCGGTGAGGATGTACGCCTGAAGCCGGCGCATCTTCTCGTTCGCGCGAATGAGTGCGTAGATCCAAGGCTCGACGCCGAAGTCTGGGCTGGCGTACCGAGCATTGGCTAGTGGGTCGTCGATGAAGCCTTGATCCTCGGCGTTGTGAAGCCCGTAGGCCTGCGCCTTTTTGCTGTGGAGTTCTGCCAGTTCGCTCAGGAGCGAGAAGAACTTAGGGTCTCCCGTGCTCATGATCTCGGTGGTTTCATCCATGCTCCGAACCTAATCGGATAGGGCGGCGCTCCGAAGGCAGGAACTTTCCAAGGCTTCTCGGGTGTCTGGGGTGTCATTTCGCAAGAAGAGTTCTGCCGCGATGCAGATATCAAGCATTTGACGATACTCAAGAGCGTCGATCGTTACGGTCTGGGGGTTGGTCATAGTGTCTAGGCTAGTCAAGGTTGACCTCCTTAGCGAGAGCCTGCTTGGTGGCGTCGATGATCACGGCGAAGAGTTCCAAGGTCAGGGTGTGCGCGTCCACAATCTGCTCAGCCGTTGTCCGCCAGATGTGGATCGTCACGATGTCTTCATTCATTGTCATCTCCGATGAGATCCCAGCACTTATCGCAGATCGAGTGATCCGTGTCTTGCTCGGTCAGTTGCTGGTCGCAGGTGATACAGACGCCGGTGCGGCACTTAGCAAGGGTTTCGTAGATACTCATGCGCCGAGCGCCTTGCGTAGTTGCTGGAAGGCATCGAAGGCCAGATAGCGATTCTCGACCATCCACTCTGCGTCCTCTTGCGTGACGGTGATCGTGTAGGTCTTGGTCGCTGGCTTCATGTGAACGTGAGGCTCGCCGACCCGATACTCGTACAGGCCGGTCTCGGTCACTCGACGCTTCTCGACCTCGTAGCCACCGAAGCGAGGCTTGCGAAGGTTCCGCAGCTGCGCCTGAACCGAGTTGGCTGGATGGCCGGTGAGGTTCACGATCGCGTCAACGGTGCGCCAGCGGTGATCCGCCATAACGGTGTAGATGTCGGCTAACTGTCCAGTGAGTCGTTCGTGGTCGATGTCCACGATGTCTGCTCCGTCGAAGCGGAACTCAGGTTGCGTCATTGTCATTGTTCTCCCTTTCGCGTCTGGCGGCCAGTTTGGCTTTGTGAGCCGCCCGTTCTTTTTGATAACGCTCTCGTCCTAACTTGATGGCGTACTTTGATCCGGGTTTCTTCTTGCTCATCGCTCCCCCTCTAGTGCTGCTTGCAGGGCCACGGCAAAGTTGTAAGGCAAGGCCCACTCAATTTGCCGCAGTACCTCCGCATCCTCTCGGCTGATCGTGATGGTCACGGTGTCTCGTTCATCTACCCAGCGAGCCGTCACTTTTGTTCCTTTAGCGCTTTGTTAATGACTTTTATCAATCTGTTAAATGGTGCATCAGGCCACCAATCTTCATCAACAAAGATTTCGGCATCGTCACGCCTGATCGTGATGGTCACGGTGTCGGGCGGTGCTGGGCTGAGGGTAATGGTTGCCGTTGTGACGTAGCCGCCGTGGTCATAATGAATCCATGCATAGCCACGGTCAAAACCTTTGATTACGCCATAAAGGTCGCCAATGACTTGCACGCGATCCTCAACCCTGAACTCGCTCATCGCTCATTCCTAAAGTCACGGTGCCTCTTGATTCCTCGAGTCGTGGCGGCGAAGGCGGCGAAGACCAACTTCAGATCCGCCGCGCCATCGCCTCGGAGATCGTCAGCCAAGTTCCTTGGGAACCTGATCCAGATGTTCTTAGACTTCTTCACCGGGTCCTCGATTCTCAAGTGTCTTGGCGAGAGTGATCGTGTCGAGCACTGGTCGGTCGAAGGCTTCCTTCATGAACTCGAAGTCCGTCTCCAGCTGCTCCGGGTCTTCGCCGTAGGCGATCTGACCTTCCTCGTTCCAGCCGACTAGCACGCCGTCGTCGTAGTACGCCTCGACGATGCCGAAGTAGATCTCTCGATCGTCGTCGATCAGACGTGCTCGTCGATAGTTCCACGTGAAGGCCGGCGAGCCGGTGTTCACGTCGTCCGCAATCCATGATTCGCTCATGACTCGCTCCTGCGAGGCCGCTTGGCCGGCTTCAGTTTCACGCGGTCCATCGTGTAGGTGTGCCACGCGTTGCGACCAGAAGCGCCGCCGATGACGGTGATCTCCTTCGGTCGCGTCACGTCCTCGAACTCGTCGATCCATTGGACCTTGAACTCGCCCAGCACGCCCTTGATTTTGACGATGTCGCCTTTGTGCAGTTTGCCGTCCTCGAACGAGCGAGTGACTCCGTAAGCCTTGAAGGTGGTTGGATCAGTCATTAGAACGCCGCCTTGATCTTACCGAGCGCCACGATCAGCTGAATGGTTCCGGAGTCGAGTCCGTCCATCGTCTCTTCGAGTCGCTCGATGGCGGTGTCAATGGCTTCGATCGCCTCGTCCGGTGCGATGCTGATGTAGTGGTTCGCCGCGTTGAGCAGGCGCTGGACTGCGGTGGCGGTGTTGAGCGCTTCGTTAAGGACTGGCGAGATCGACCGCTCGTCTTCGATCGGTATGACCTTCCAGTTGTCCGGCACAAACAATGAGCACCGGACTCCTTCGATCGGCTCAACGACCCAGCCGCTGAACTCGACGCTGACCACTCGTCCCTCGAAGGTTGTGCCTTCGGGGTTGGTGATCCTGACTTTGTTGCCTTCCTTGATTTGCATTGGGTCTCCCTCCCATTAATCCGGTTTATCCGGTAACACCAGTATGACAGAAACATGACTGCGTGTCAAGGATCCTTATTTACCAAGCCGCGCATCCGTTCTGATCTGGCACCCATCCGCCGGTGATCTTCATGCCGATAATGATTTGCTCGCCTCGAGTCGCGAGGCCGGCGTTCGGTGCGTACTTGAGTCCGCCGTAAGCAATCCACGTCGAGTTCATGAATCCGATGCCGGAGTAGATCGGGCCTTGCATGTGCCAGGCACCTCCGGTCTCGCACATGGCGACCTTCTGCCACTTCGCGAGTAGCGCAGCTGAGACGGTCGGGGCTTTTGGTTTGTGGTGTCTAGTAGTTGCCGAGGCCGGTAGGGCGCTGACGATAGATAGAAGAATGATTGAGATTAAGCATTTGAGTTTCAGGGTTCCGCTCCTTGATTGACGATTGGGTCATTAGGGCCAGCGGCA